TGTTTACGTTAGCAATATTTGTTCCTACAGTATTAACATTAGCTATGTTTGTAGCGACTGTATCTATTTCTGATACTGGTTCGTTTAAATCATTGGCAACTGTAGTAACATCAGCTAGAGAAGCATTAACTGCATTAACACTAGCTATGTTTGAGTTTAAATTTGTAAGTGTTGCTTTATCAGCAGTAGATAGCCAAGTGTTTTCTAAATAGTTTTTAGTTACTGCGTCTTGGGCATTTACTGGGTTAAGTACGTTCTTAATTATTTTTGAGTTTGCGTTGTACTTATTATCAGTATCTAATAATAAAGCATTATCAGCTGTATCAAATGCTTCTTGTGATATGTAGAATAACTGGTTGCTATCTTGATCTAATATTGCTTCAGTAATTGTAGCACCATCTTGATAATCTACTAATCTTGTAGAACGACTAGAAGACCTAGATATAGAAATACTAGTTCCGTTAGCAGGAGCAGTTGTAAATTGTATTGTCGAACTAGTTGGAAATGTATAATCAGTCCCAGCAGTTTTAACTACGTTGTCTATTTTTACTATTACGTGAGAAGATGTAATGTAAGGAAACGTAATTGAATACGTAGTCGTACTACCATTCCCAGTATAATTGACTATTGCAAATGACATATGTTATTTGTTATTTTGTTAATATAATCTTACTCTACCTTCATCTGGTAAAGGACTCTTATCTATAAATAAATTTAGAATATTACTTACTCCAAAACTATTTTGGAAAGCTATTAAACGCACAAGTCTTCTAGCATCTATTTTAGAAAAACTATAATTATCTCTAGTAGCTTTTAAGAATGAACCCATTACATCAGCACCAGAAGATAATAAATCATAAGTAGGGTTTCCAGTAATTAAGTTTACTTCAAGACCGCTACTACGAGTATTAAATCTGTACTCAGGAGCCATTTGAGAAGTAAATATATCAGCATAAGCTGGTATTAAAGATGACCAACCAGTTCTTTGAAATGCTGCTAAACCTAATTTACTATAATCACCATCTTTACCTAATCGTTTTTCTAAGTATTCTTTTCTTTGTCTATCTCCCATTCCTATTGTGTTGAAATGAGTTTGACCTAAGTAAGCCATAGTTGCTAACATACTAGTATACGAAAACATACTAAATGTTCTAAAATCAGCAAGAGCTACGTTATGTAAAAATTGTTTAGACCAAGCAGTTATAACAAACTGACGGAATTGACCTATAGTCTTACCAAAAGTATCATCACCAAAAAATCTATTTGTATCTCCAATAAAATTATATTGAACTGCTCTTTTAGTGTGTCTATTTAATCTATTTGCAAATGTAGATAATAATGCTTCATCTTTCCAATTAGCAAAGTTAAATTGTTTTACTTTAGTACCCCAAAATGTTTTCTCAACTGTTACTGTACCATCAGTAAATTCTCTAGCAAATTTCTTTAATTCAACTTCAGTAAATCCTAAAACTTTATATCTGTTTAAATTAATACTATTAAAATCAAAATTACTTGCTTTTAATTTAAACATATCGTCAGCAAACTTATCAACAAAAGTTCTAGTTGCTAACTTTCTTAAAAATGTATCAACTGGAGTTAAACCTGAAGTCCAAGTAGTTACTTTTTCTGCTGCAGTTAAAAAATTACTTCCTTTAGCAGCTATACCCATAGCTTGAACAGCAGTATTTTGATCTAGTGCTTCACTAGCGTGTGCTATTCTATATAAGTATTCATCTCCATTACCAAAATTTATAGTAGCTAATTCTTTAAAGAATGTACTTTGTAATGGTTTACCAAGTTGCATTTCTCTAATAATATTACCGAACTCTGGTATATTTTGTGCAAATGTTTTAATACCACTACTTGAAATAACAACCCCAAGTTCTGGTAAAGATGAAATACCTACTTGGTTTAATACTCTAACAAAGTTATATCTTCTAATAGTTCTAAATGCAGAAGCCCAAGGGTTAGAAGGGTCTACTTCAGCAGACCTACCCATTAAGTTTTCAAATACACTTTTAACTGTTTTAATTTCTTCTTCTAATCTAGTTCTTTCAAAGAAACCACCATTACGGTTATAGTTATTTTCTATATCTTCAATAATTTTATTTGAAGTTTCGTACCAAGCGTCTCTACTTTTAATTCCTAATCTATCACTTAAAGCAGACCAACCAGCCATTTCTTGTGTGTAGTCGTTATATAAAATATCTACGTTGTTTTCGTATAGTTCGTCTAGTCTTACTTTTTGACCTTTAATAGTAGCTTCAAAACTTTCGTTTAATTTAATTCTTTCTGTTAATCTTCCTGAAGTTAATGTTTTAACAACACTAGCTAAATTAGAAGACATCATAGATACTTCAGCATCATCTAAGTGTGGGAATGATTCTTTAAAAAATGCTTTTAGTTTGTCAGCATCTTTTATTCTTAGTAGAGCTTCTAAATCAAAACCACTTTGTCTTCTTGAATTTTTTAAATAACTAACAATAGCTTGTGCCATTAAATCAGCTTTTTCAGGACTGATGTAATCTTCAGCATCAGCATTACCAGCCATTTTCTTTAATTCTTCTTGACGAATTTTCTTTTCCCATTCAGCACCTAGCTTCTGATCGTCTGGTAAATTTTTATTTACTCTAGGTCTTTTAATTTCTTTTACATTTAAAGCAGCTTTTGTTTCTGCATCTTTAGCAACAGACATATATTTTTGTCTGTCTAAGATAGCCATAACAATTAAATCTTTAACACCATCAGAACCTATTTTAGATGTTAAGGCTTGGTATCTATCAAAAGATAATCTTCTAGGTATATAACCTCTATTAACATTAAATTCTGCTCCTTCAATACCTTTTGCTTTTAATTCTTTAGCCCATTGTTCAAATGCGTTTGAATAAGCATTAGCAGCTTTAGCTATGTGTGGGTTGTTTAATAATGCTTTATCTTCTACGTTAGTATTCTTAGGGTCAAAAGTTCTAATAGCTCTAGTAACCTTTTGCATGAAATCTTGTCTAGCAGTAACATTTACGGCTCGTTTAAAGAACCCCATTACTCCAGTCATTCCCTGCTCTTTTAAATAATCATTTAAAGCTGTTCTGACTTCTAGTGAAACACTATTTAAATATTTATGTAAATATGCGTCTTTAATTAATTCTACTGTATCTGGTTGAGACACTAATCTTTTAGATACTTGACCTTCACCTTTGTATGCCCAACCTATATTGTCTTCTAATGTAGCAAAACTAAATGCCTTGGCTAAGTTAGATTTACTTCCACCTAACGCACTAGATTTAGATATTGGTATTATATTAAAAAAAGGTATATTTCTTAAAACTGGAAATATAATACCCTTATCGGCTACGATACTTGGGTCTATTATATCTGAAGTATTAACAATGTCTTCAGCAGATATTTTAGATGTTTTTAAATCTGCAAAAGTTTGCTCACCTTTTTTAGTAAGTTTAACACCTTCTTCTGCTAATTCAGCAGCTTCAACATCTTTAGCTACTCTAGATAATTGTGCTTTTCTTATAGCAGATATACTGCCTCCAAGAGTACCACCTAAAGCAGCAGATATTAACACAGTATTCAAATCTACGCTAGGACTTTCCATAGCAACAGCAGAAGTTAATATACCTTGTTCTGTACCTATAATTAAACCAGCTTTAGTAAAGCGTTCCATTCTACCTACTTTAGATAAATAAGAACCAGCTCCAGTAATTTTGTTAACAATACCAATACCAGAAGCTAAACTTACTGGGTCTAAAAACCAAGAACCTATATCAGCGGCTAATCCTTTCCAGCCCATCTTTGCTAATTCTGCTCTTTGGTCTTGTTCGTATTTAACTCTATCTACTAAAGATAAAAAATGTGGAATAGAAACAGCACCTACAAAATAATCAAAATAAGCAGAGTCAATATTATTCTCATCTAATATTTTTTTAATTTCTTTTTCATTATTAATTAAAGAAAAATTAGGGTCTGGTTCAAAAGTAGGAGCACTTATAGTTCTCCAAATACTAGGTATAATCCAGTTTAATTTAGCAGCAGTTCCTAATCCTTCTATAAAACTAGGAGCCTCTTGTGGTTTGAATTGCCAAGTTTTAAAAACTCTATCCATATATAACTCACCATCAGCTTGTGCTGGATTTAAAGGGTCAGTTATTATTTTTAAGTTTTTTTTTAAATTAATATCTTGTATGTTATTTACAATGTAATCTGCTTCTGCATTTCTTCTAGTTGCAAAGTTATCATTAAAATTTCTTAATTCATTAACTAAAGATTCACTATCATTGTTTAATGCTGCTTCAAAAAATCTAGGTGTTCTTCTTAAATCTCCATATTGATAACCTACAGAAGCAATAGCAGTTTGTACTGCTGGGTCTAAATCTTCAAAATTATAATTTCTTTTTTTAGAATTATATTGATTTATAATATTATTTTCATAATAATTTCTAACAGCAGAGTCGACATCAAATTTTTGTTCATCACTTAAAGTTAAACTAGGTGCCATATCTTTTGCTTTAGCACCCTGAATACCCA